AGCGAGCGCGTATAGCTTCAACCTCGCCGGGAAAGTAGATAGCCATCCGATCACTGCACGTCCCGAATCATGCGGTCATAGTAGCCGCGCAGCCACCAGCCAAGCGCGAACGCGATGATCGGCAGCAGCGTCTCGATCACAGTGGCGGCTCGATGGGCTCGCCGATCAGCGACGCCACGAGGTCATCGCCGGCGACCTTGACGTTGCTCCACGCGCCGGTCAGCGCATCCGTGGCCGATCCCACGTCGCCTTCCTCCTTGGCAAGCGCGGCCTGCGCAGCGGCAAGCTGCTCCTGCGCGAAGACGACTTCGCTTTTGTCCTGCGAAAGACGGTCCAAAGCCTCCACGAAGAGGCTGACCAGTTGCTGGAACTCAGAGATCGTTGCCATGTCATCCTCCGTCTTGTGATTGCCTGGCCAGCAACTCGGTCTTGTGCCGGCTGCCAGCCGTCGAGCCGAAATAAAAGGCCAAAACCCCAGTCCACCCAGACCCAAGCGCACCGAGCAGCACCAGGACCGGCTCAGAGGCTGTCTGCGGCATCCCGTACACGAGCAGATAGCCCAACGCCGCGAGAAAGCCGAGCGTCACTGCGACCACGAGAAAGCGCGGGGCCCACTGGTCGTCACTCATACCAGAACCACACGAATGTAGGGCCGCCCCAAGTAGTAGCCACAAGCAGCATTTCGCCAGCCGGAATGGTGTCGTCGCTCACGGCTGCACTCCAAGCGCGCCGTTTGCCTGTTTCGCCCACTCGCGCATCCTGACTCTGGTGCCATGTGCATACGGGCTATCGCACTGCGCTATTACGATGCCGTCGTTGATGATGCGGCGAAGGCACTCGATCTTATCCTTCAGCTCGGACACTTCGTCGTCACGCTTGTGGTAGCCAGCCATGTAGGCCGTGGTCAGGTCATCGGCGACGTCGGTCACGTCTCACCTCCCGTGTCAGAGACCCACTCCCGCTGCAGCGCCAGCCGGCGGTACGCCTCGTGGATTTTGCTGCTGTGGTGCTGCACGGCGCCCATGCGGTCGGCAATCTCCATCACCGCATGAGTGACGGCCTCAAACCACTGACGCTGCGCGTCGATCTCGGGCGGAGGGCGCTGCCAGCTCACCGCCACGCCTCCACCAAGCCGTACCACAGCCCTATCGCCATCGCGATCGACAGCAGGATGATCGTGATGCTGGCGATCGGCGCTCCGCAGGGACACTTCACTTACAGCTCCTCACCCGATCACAGACGTGTTGCTGCAGTTCCTCGGCCGTCTGCACCCTGCGCTCCAGGGACTGGATCTGCGTGGCCACCATGGCCGCGTAGGTGTCGTGGTCGCGGCGGTGCCACCCGTCCGGCCCCTGACCGACTACGCGCGATTCCAGCGACTTCAGGCGCTCGCCGAGCAAAGGGATCTGCTCCCGCCACTCGTCCACCTGGTTGCCGATTCTCTCCACGTTGTAGCGGTGCGTCGGCGCGGCCTTGAGGTGCTCCTCGATTAGCGAGAGCGCCTTGCTGGCGCTCGCGTTGGCTGTCTCCAGCTTTGTGTACAGCACCGCCCCGGTGCCGACCGTGCTCAAGACAAGAGCCGCCGAAGCCACCCATGCAGCCGCTGGAAATCGCGTCCCACGCGCAAGGGTCACCTCCAGTTGGTGCAACTTGTCGGTGAGGCTCGCGTACTGACGCTCGCCCTCTTCCTTGAGCGAATCGATCCGGTGGTGCAGATCCCGCAGCTCGGCCTGCGTGCTACGGACCTCGGCGTCTTCGTCGCGCACTGCCAATCTCCAGCGGTCGGCGCGTCCGTGCGCCTGGAGGAGTCGTTATGTCGGCTGCAGGCTCTTGTAGGTGAGCGCAGGGAAGTTCACGGTGTTGCCGCTTGTGATCGACTGGTTCGACGTCTCGTCGGTCACAAACAGTACCGCGCCGGTGGTGCAGATCGCGATGTGCAGGTCAGGCGTTCCGGTCGTCGATGCGCTCGCCGTCGCCGTGCCGGTGGCAACCACGATCTTGCGCGCCGTGCCGGTAGTGCTGATGGTGTAGTTGCCGGTCGCCAACGTCCTCACGGCTACGGTGTTGCCGGTGACGGTGGCGTGGCTGTCTCCGGCCGAGTATGCCTTGATGAGTCGCTCGCGGACGCCGGTCTTGATTGCGTTCAGGCCGCCGTCGAGGACGGTGCTGGATGCCCACTTTGCCATGTGCTGTCTCCTATCAGGCCGGCGCCGACCACATTTCGACCTGCGGCGTGTTGCTGTCGCGGGTCAGGATGTTGATGCTCAACGACAGCTCCATCGGGTTGTCGCGGCTCTTGAATGCTGCATTGCCGTTCGGCGACAGCTGGCAGCGGCTGATCTTGAGCCGGTAGTTCTCGCCTACGGTGTTGTCGGCGATGAACAGCAGCGAGCCGAACACCGGCGACGTGCCCGTGCTGACCTTGTCCCAGGTCGTCGCGACCTTGGAATAGGCGATGTAGATGTTGCCGGTCGTGGCCGCGCTGCCGGTCGGCAGGTAGATGATCGCGTTGTCGTTGTCCAGCTCCCAGTTGATGCCGCCGCCGGTCGTGGTGCGCGGAATCGCCGCGCCGGACGCGGTGCCCTGCTTGACGCCGCTTCCGGTCACGACCGTGATGTCCATCACGTCGTCGCCGCCGACCTTGTAGTACTTGCCCTTCGTCATGGAGATCGTGGTGTTGGCGGTTCCTGTCGCCTGCGTGACACCGGTCGCGGTGCCCATGAGGAACAGCGCTAGGTTCTCCGGCTTGATGTCGCGGATAGTCATCGTGCTTTCGCGCGAGACCTTCTTCACGATTCTGACCAACTCCTCGGCTACCGGCGTGTCGCTCGAGTCCACCGTCAGGATCTCGGACGCGCCGCCAATTTCGAAGCCGGGAGTTTCGCCGATGAGCGACCAGGCGGACCCCTCGGTGGTGCTGGATGACTCCACCGCGAAGAAGATCCGCCCAGCACCCAGTGTGATATTCGGGTTGTTGGGGAATGTCAGTGCCATGCTGCTCTCCTAACTGATCGCCGCCACTGCGGTGAAGGACATCCAGACTTCGGCATAGCCTGCTTCGGTCTGGTAACTCAATTCGTCGCGGCCCGCATAGTGCAGGACGCTGTAGCCGCTGGAAGGCCGATAGCCCTTCAGCGCCTTGATCACTTCGTGCACCAGCGTCCCTGCGGTGTGCTCGACGCGATTGGCGGCCGTCGTGCCGGTATCCATGCTCACGCGCACGCCGACCCGCCAGGTGTGCGTCTCGACGACCGGCGTCGCAGTGCTCTCGATGCGCACGTCGTCCGTGACCACTGCTGGACCCGGCGCCACCACGACGCACGGCATGACCAGTGCCTGACTGTTGGCGCCGGCCGCCTGCGAGCCGTAGTACGCAGTCGCGCTCGTCAGCTCCGCGTTGAGGCGAGCCACGATGGTCGACTGCGCTGCGAACAGGTCAGTCACGGTTCGCGTGCCACGGTCAGCAGGGTGATGCCGTAGCCGTCGTCGGCGCGGGACGTCACGCGGTAGGTCGCCGCATCGTCACCGCTGCCAATTTCCAGCTTCCAGCCGGTCTCGATGTCATAGGCATTGGCGTCGCTGGTGCGCACCTGCACCGTCGGCTCCTCGCGTTCGATGCCGATGCCGCCGGCCACTGCAGCGCCCCAGGAAGGCGAGAACACCACGTCGATGCTCGCGCGCCACTGGTCGCCGATGAGCACGGCGGACTCGCCGAAGTCCGAAAAGACGGCCGCGGTGATGTCCGCCGTGTCCATGTGCTCAGTAGTTCTTCCAGCCTTCCATGATGACGCCGTTGACCACGGCACCGCCGGCCACCGTCCGGCTGACCCGGACGTACTTCTTGAGGCAGTCGACGTTGAGCGACAGCTCGCGCAGGCCGGTCTGCCCGCTGGTGAACGCCGTGAAGGCGCCGCCGGTCACGTCCTCATAGCTGCCGGTGGTCGCCGTGTCACAGTGCTGCAGCTTGGCGGTCGCGGACCGGCCGGTAGCCGACGAGGTGACCTGCCAGACGAACAGCGCCTGGCCGGTGTAGGCCGACAGATCCTTGCCGGTCGTGGTGACGGTCCCGGTGGTCTGCGAGGTTGGGATGATGAAGACCTGCCCGCCGGCAGAGGCTGCGGCGGAGGGGAACGAATAGATGCTCATGCTTTTGCTCCTTTGCTGCGCTTGGCCTTCGCCAGGCTCGGCGCGGATTCAATCGTCAGCGGACCGGAACCGGACGGCACGTCGCCGACCAGTTCCGCCCGATCCTGCGTGACAAGCTCGGACGCGGCCATCGGGTCAACCCGCACGACCTCGCCCGGCTCGACGCGCGCGCCCCCAACCAGGAACGCGCGCTTTACGCGGATCTCAACCATCACGTGATCGTGTGCGCGTAGCTGAACGCCCCGGCGTAGCGCAGGCCGACATCCATCGTGTACAGCGCCCGCACGCCGATAATCCCGGCCGCAAAGCTGGCGTATGGATTGACCTCGACCTCGAGGACGCCCCACTCGGCCCAGATCAGATCTGACCAGTCGCCGAACAGCATGGTTGCTGACGACATCTGGTTAGAGGCCATCGCACGGTAGCCGGCCATCTGGCCATCCCAGATGTTGCCAACCCACAGGGGCGTGTCGGTATTGGAGAAACGCTGTTCCGCCATCATCAGCGCCGCGACGGCCGGCGTGGTGACGTAGCCGCCGCGCTGCGGCATGACGTTGGCGCTCGCGACGTCCGACTGGAAGTCGAGAATGCCGGTGTAGCCGAGTGACGTGCCAGTCACAGAGCCGATGCCGGTGACATTGACGATGCCCATCGGCTCACCGCCGGCGCCGGAACCGCGCAGCGCGGCCACGTCGGCCGCGAGCGCCACGACGCGCGCCAGATCGGACATCACGAGCGACTCGGCGTCTGGAGAGGACTGCAGCGTCAGCTGTCGGCTGATCTCGGTGTAGGCGCCGACCGTCTTCGGCCCCAAGGTGAGCTGGCCGATGGTCGGCTGGCTCTCAGTCGGCCCGGAGGTTTCGGACGACAGCCAGTAAGCGGTCGCCGCAGCGGTCTGTTTCGGGATCGACACGTTGCCCTGCAGGCCCGACATCCGCGTGGCGCCCATCTGCAGGACCACGCTGCGGTTGCGCAGCAGCTCGATGAAGCCGACCTTGTCGGTGGCGACGAGGTAGTTGCCGCCGGACGAGCCAACGGCCAGGTCGCGCTTCTGGATCTCGAGCGGGACGAAGAAGGAATGCTCGTTGAGCAGCTTGCCGGACCGCTTCTGGATTGCCTGATGCGCCTCCAGTTCCAGGCCGGCATTCTTCCAGTCCTTGTGCACGATCGCGTTGATCGCCTTGATGATGCTGTACTGCCGCTCCTCGCGCGGCGACAGGCCGACCGCCGTGACGGCATTCTCGGCCTTGGTGCGCTCGGCGATGATCTTCAGGGTCTGCCGGGTCGCCTCGGCCACGCTAATGTCCTCGTCCTTCCAGCGCCGGATCACGTCGCCGTGGATACCGTACTGGTCGCCGAGGTTCTCCAGCGCCCGCTGCCGCAGCTTCTCGCCGACGGGATCGATCTCGCGGATCATTTCGGCGGAGGTTGCCGCCGACGTGTCTTTGTCGGTCATCTGTGATGCTCCAGATTTGGCGGCTGTTTCCGCCTTGCTGATACCGGCCCGGATAACCCGGACCTCCACTTGCTCACCGTCTTCCGATCGGCCGATGCCGACGCCAAAATCGGCGGGGACCGACACGATCGAGACTTCATGCGGCTCGAACTGCCGCGCGATGTAATCGCCGTCGCCGGCGTCCTCCACTTCCGTGACGCGGTAGCCAAAGCTGACGTTGCGCAGGCCGCCTTCGACCATGGAGCGCACCTTTTTCGCCTCCTCGTGATCGAACCACCGCGCCTGCACATAGGCGCGCTTGTCGCTGCCGATCCACGCCTTCTCGGCCATGCCGACGACCGAACTCCAGTCGTGGTTGAACAGCAGCGGCACGGCGCCAGCCTCAAAGCGGCTGACGTCCATGCCGCGCACGTCGAGGATCTCGCGGCCCCAGCCGCGCTCCACCGGCGCGTCCGAGGCGAACGGAAAACTGATCCGGTCGGCCCGGATCTCGATGCGCGCCGTCAGGTCACGCCGCAGCGCCGGCAGCTTCATCGGCTTCCTCCTTCTTGGCGGCCTTCGGTTTCGGTTTGGCGGCCCGCTCGACGAACGCAATGCGCTCGGACAGCGCCGCCTGCTGGCGCTCGATCTCGTCGAGCCGCGCAGCGATCGCGCTTATCCACTTGCCGCTGACCGCGTCCGAGGCTGCCATGTCGTCGACCTGGCTGCGCACGTCGCGCAGCACGGCCAGCGCCGCGGTCAGCTCCTGCGCCACCGGCGCCTGCTCCTTGGTGGCCAGATCCCGCGTCAGCGCCGCCACCGAGTCCTGCAGCTGGCGCCGCACCTCGGCGATGCTGTCGCTGATCAGCGCCCGGGTCTCGCGGCGGTCTTCCGCCGCCTCCATGCGCAGTTCCTTGAGTGCAGCCAACCATCGGTCCATAGCGTCTTCCTCGTCGGGTTGCGGCTCGTCCGGCGCCTCGGGCTCGGGCTCGGCGGCATCCTCTTTCATGTCGTCCGGCGACTCGTATTCGGTGTCGAATTCGAGATCCAGCTCCTCCATCAGGTCCAGTTCGCGGCGCCGCGCGTTGAGCGTGTCCTCGAGGTCTGCGCCGTTGCCGGTCGCGGCGATCACGTCACCGACCGTGGTGAAACCGGCAAGCACGGCCTCCTTGTAGGCAGCGACCTCCTTCGTCGGATCCACCCAGCCCCAGCCGCGCGGCTTGAACTGCACGGCCTCGAACTTGGCGCGGTTGGTGAGGTACTGCTCCGCCGGCACACTGGCGATGGCGCCGGACATGACGGCCAGCGACAGCCACTCGCGGTGCAGCGGCTCGCGGAACGAACGGATGAACCACTGCTGCAAAGCCTTCCAGAGGTCGCGGTCATCGAGCAGCGCGAGCCTGCTGCTGCTGTAGTTGCTCTGCGAGTAGTCGCGGCTCAGTGACTCGTACGACACGCCAACCGCGGCAGCGACCTCGCGCAGCATGTAGCGCATGAACGGGTCGAGCTGCGCATTCGGCCGGCCCGGCGCGAAGCCCTGGAACTCCTCACCGGGACCGAGGTGCTGGATCAGCCCGGCATCGAACTCGAGGATCTTGCGGTTGTCCTGGGTGTCGTCCTCTTCCGGGACGGCCGAGGACTTGATGAAGCCCATGTAGGCCGCGCTCATGCGTGCGGCGACGATCTCGGCCTCGGTGTAGCCGTCCATGTCGCGCAGACGCTTGGCGGCCGCATGGAACCACGGCACGCCACGGGTCTGTGGCCAGCGGTCGACGATCCGCAGGTGGATTATCTGCTCCGCCGGTACGCGGATCAGCCGGTCCGTGGCGCCGATGTTGCGGCGGATCTCGCCCGGGTGCAGTTCGCGGACCCAATAGGCCAGCGGACGCCCCATGCGGTCGACCTCGATGCCGAGCTTGGTCGTGATGCCGGCCGCTTCCGGCGCCTCATAGTCCTCCGCCAGACGCTCCGGCTCGATCACCTCGAGGCTCAGCGGTACGCGGCCGGTGCCGTCGTAGTGCTTGCGGATGAAGATCTCGCCGGCCTCGACGACCTGCGCCATCGCCATGCGCTCGAGGTCGGCGAAGTGCAGCACGCCGCCGGTGTGGCAGCTGGACGGCTGACACCACTCGCGCCAGACGGACTCGATCTCGTCGTTGACGCGGTTGTTGAGCCGGCCGCGGGTGGAGACCACGGCGGCCTGCAGGCCGATGCCGCTACCGACCACGTTGTTGACGACGATGGTGCGGACGCGCTTGCCGTATGGATTGTCGCGGACCAGGGAGCGGCTGCGCTGGCGCAGCATCCGCAGGCTGGTCGACAGCTCGTAGTCCTCGCTGGAATTGGCCGAGGACCAGTCCGACGTCAGCCGGGACTGGCGAGCGGACTCGTACATCCGCACGGATGCCTTCTTCGGGACGCGCTTGCCAAACGGCCACCACTTCATCCGCGCGCGAACCTCACGTAGTAGCGATTGCCCGCGATGCCGTTGGCCGCCGCATCCTCACGCGCCACTTCGATCTGAAGTTCCGATCGCCACT